GGTGTGTACTGTAGAACACCTGCCATAGCCATAGCGGAAGCAACGTCTGAAGAAACGATCAGAACGTTACCTTTGCCTCTACGAGTTTCTTTGGCGATGACGTTAGCATCACGTTCGATTTGGAAAATCAAACCTTTGAAACGCTCAACAGACCAACGACCGTTAGAGTCGGTGTCTAGGTCGAATGTACCAGCTGTTGTTGTACCATACTGAGCACCGTTCTTAGCAACAGTGTAGATTGTACGGATAACTTCACGGTTGATTTCAGCTAGAATTTCTGTAGACAGAATGTTTGACAATTCTGTTTCAGCGTCAAGACCATGGATTGCTTTCAAGTCTTGTGCTAGTTCTAGTGAGTACTCAGCCTTCAATGCACGGCTTTGAGCGGTAACAGTAACCTTCTCGATAGAGAAAGCCATTTGACCGAAAGCTGTGTTGGAATCAGAACCTAGGTATTCAGCCTTAGCTGTAGACATACCGATACCGGTTGTGAATGTGTTAGCTGTTGTGAAGCCGTTGCCAACTGGGTTGGTGATTGTGTCACCAGTGGTGTTGTTAGCGAAACCGAAACGGTTGGTGTCAGAACCAATACCAGAGAACTGGGTATTAGCTTCGTTGAAGAATGCTTCAACGCCTGATGCTGTGTTGTCTTGACCATACTTGGCACGCATTGCGAAGATCAAGCCTGTTGGGCCTGTCATTGGCTGAACGCCAGCAACGTCATAAGCAATCAAGTTTGGTAGAGCACGGCGAACCAAGCTAATCAAAATTGGGTCGAAGTTCTGAACGCCAGAACCAGTAGCCATAGAAGGACCACCAGCAGTAGCTTCGTTCAACATACCCATTTGAGCACGGTCAGAAGCCATTGCTTGAGCTTGGTTCTCTAGAACCATAGCTGTAACAGCCTTCTTGTATGGATCTTTAATAGCATCTAGTTCTGGGTGCTCCAGAATTGGTTGCCACTTTTGTTTTAGTTCTTCAGATAGAAACATCTAAGTTACTCCTTGTTATTATTGTAAGTGGTATATTTATTTAACCACAGATTTTGAAATGGATTTAGCAACAGCGTCAATCAATGGATCATGAGAAACCTTGGTTGGCTTTTGTTCCTCGATATCAACGCCTTCTTCTAGAACAGATTTTTCAGCAGGCTTAACTTGTGCAGTTGGAGCATATGCTTCTTTTAGTTGTTCTAGTTTTTGTGCAAATTCCTCTTCAGAAGTGAACTTGACATTCTCTGCGAGTGCCTTTAGTTTTTCTGCTTGGGTTTGCGTTAGGCCTTCGCAAGCTGTTTGCACGGCCTGAATCTTTAACTGCTCTTTGAGTTCTTTTTTGTACTCTTTAGCTTTGTCGATTTGTTCTGTCAACTCGCCTTGTAGTTGTTCCACTTTAGCGGCAAGTTCTTCAACAATGTCAACTTTTTCTTCTGGAATGTCGATGTAGTGCTCAACAAATAGGTTGTGTAGACCTTTCATGAAATCTTCAACGATTTCTGAACGTAGGCCAGTATCGATTGCCAATTCATTTTCTTTCATCCATTCTTCTACCATGTAGTTTAGGTAGTCATCAATCTTGTTGGCGAAATCTTCTTTGACTTCTTCAAGAGCTTCGTCAAATTGTTCTTGTAGTTGTGCTTCAACTTCTTCAGCGATAGCTTCAACACGAGACATAACGGCAGCTTCGAAAATTGTAGTTGCTTTGGATACAAATTCTTCGGAAAGATTTTCACCAGAAAGCAATGCGTTGATATCTTCTTGGATACCTTCTTTCATCATCTTTTTCATTTTTTTGGCTTTCTTTTTCTCTTTCTTGTCGTCAGCATCATCTTCATCCTTGCCTTCGTACATTCCTTCAGCAACAACTTCGCCTTCTTTTTCTTCTTCTTCGTATGCCTGGAAGTTAGCGCCTTTGTTAGCTACCATTTTTTGTGGTGCTAGTTTGGCAGCTTTACGTGCAATACGGTCTTGGTAAGCTGTGTCGCCAACTTCATGACCTTCTTCAGAGTCAATAAGGTCTTGACGGCCATGTGCTTGTTGATTTAAGCTGGCGTCTAGTTTTGGCATTGGCTCATTGCCTACTGGTGGTGTAGCACCTGGTGGGGTAGCTGTTGGTGCACCTTTGTGAAAATCTGGTGCACCATCGGTTGTTTTAGTAACACGTGTGCCAATGTCACCAACTTCTTTTTGTCCTGCAACAACAGAAACTGGAAGGCGTTGTGATGACATGTCGCTTCTTGAACGTCCAGCCGCAACGCTTTTGTTTAGAATGTCAGCGGCAGCTTCAGACAGATTGAACTTTTTAACCATTTTAAAAGTCTCCTTGGTTTGGTATGTTGGTATTTATAATATTAAAGTTTTTTAATGAAGTTTTCGAAAATTTGCAAACTAACTGATTCTATTTCTTTACGAGATGCTTGACGAATTTGTTGTCTTGCTTCTTCATATTGAACTTCAGTCCATTTGCCATCGACTAACATCCATTCTTTGCCTTCCATAATACCTTGTACAAAAGCACCAGGTGCGGAAGGGTCTGCTACAATATCAGCCGCTGTGGCTAGATAAAAATCGGGTTGAACAACATTGACACCGTTGACCATTTTCAGAGAACCCATACCACGGGAAGAAACACCTAGTTGTGCTCCACCCTCGATAAGGCTTCTTGCAATGTTACCCATTGGCGTATCAAGAATCTTTGCTTTACCAATCCATTGGTTACCATCTTCACGCAGACCTACGATCATGTGTGAGACACGGTCCAAATTGATTGTTGGAGAATCAGGATGACCTAATTCACCAAAAGCACGGTTCTTATTGATATAATCTTCTGTATAACGGTGCACTTCTTTTCTTAGAGTGTTGAACTCATAGATACGACCGTTCTTATTCTTTTTCTCGGCAACAAGAAATGGTCCTTCGATGTGAAGAACCTTTTGTCCGTTTGCATCTTCGGTAATATAATTTACCGTTTCTGTAATTTCTTTGATGAGTTTCATCTTAATCCCATTGCCCTTCTTTTTCTAAGAGATATATTCCTCTTTCGCATAATTTGATTACGCTTTGCTCTTATTTTAATCTTAGCTATACGAGCACCACGTTTACGGTGAATCCGTTCGCTTGGACTCATTCTAACAAGTCTACCACCACGTATCGTATAACCTTTTACAGTAGAAAACTTTTTTCTTCTTTGTACCTTACCTTTTCGAACACGTAGTCGAACCATTTTGGTTCTACCTAATTTTACTATGTTTGCTTCGGGTAAAAACAAATCTGGATCATAGTCTTCAGCAGTCAATCTTAACTTATGATGTTCAAGTTTTTCCTCAAATATTTCATTAATTCTGATTGCAAGTAACTCTCTAGCCGATACCAGATCACCAGAGAGTATTGCTTCAACAAGTGTCATCTTATGTTGTTCTACCGTATGCACCATAGTTGAATGCGGCCGGATCATTAAACTGACCACGCTGATACATTGTGTTATCTTTACGCAATTCTAGAATAATCGTGTATGCATCATTAGCAGACATACCACGTGTTGTTACAGCAATGTCACCTAGACAACCTGCTGTTCCTGCGGCATTGTTTGGAATGGTCAACCAGTTGGCATAACCATCATAGTCTGTAGATCCGGAAACATACATAATTGTTTTTGGTGTTGTAGCTTGCCATGCAAGTTCAACAGAACCGTTGATAGACGAGTTGACACCCCAAGCACGGAAAACAGTTAATCCGTAATAAGAAAGTGGTGTGTTTGCTGAACCACCATATACGTTAGCTACTGGATATCCGTTGGTTGCTATTGCACCATATAGTCCATTAGCAACAATACGTGCTGTATTAGCTTCTTGGGATGTACCATCAAATAAACCAGTTAATTTAATAACTGCGTGTTGTGTGGTATCTTTTAAAATTTGAATAGATGTTACTGGTGCTGCCATTTTTATTCCTTAGAAAACTTAGCAATAGTTTGAAAGTGTTTTGCGCTGGCCTCAAGCATGTCTAACATCTTTGCTCTATTAGCCTCATTAATTTTTTTATATAGCGCAATAATATTTTGCGCCATTTCTGGAGTTACCTCAGTAGTCGTACCATCAAAGTGCTCAACTACCACTTTGTCTTTATATTTGGCAGAATGTGCCAATTGATTGATTAACGTTTCTTCAAATGTTGCTCCCCATTGCATATCTTCATATGGAACGGTAACATATTTGTTAATCTTATCTACGTAATAAAGAGCCACACGTTGTCCGTTTGGAAACTGACGTACAGATTTTCTACGCATAATCAAAATTGCAGGAGGATCCATGTCATGTGATTGACCTGTCTTGCCTTCTATCATTGGTTCCGATGTTGCAACCAATGTTCTTCCACCTTTTAATTTGTGGAACACTGCATCATCAGGATTTACAATCTCACCATTAGCATGTCTGCGTTGAACATCATTGAAGTTTTCAACTGCATTAGATAGATATTCTGGATGACGAGAATGGAACATAATATGTGCCGCATAGTCACCAATATCCACCTTACCACGGTTCTGAATGTCTAGATGTTTGTGAAGTTCTTCTGGCGAAAGGTAACCATCATGGTCCATATCTGGACCACAATCTGCGCTTTCTTTATGAAGAAAATCTTTTAAACGTTTCATTCTTCTGGTTGTTCTGCGTACTGGTTATGTTGTGCTAACATGTTTGCTGCCACGGCAATTTTACGTTGCTCAATAGCGGCAAAAATCTTGTCGTTGATTGCATTGTAAAGTGCTTCTTTCATTTCTGAAGAATTGTCTACTAATGCACTATCTACAACGGCTGTAATATCTTCTCTGCTCATTTATATCTCCATTTGTACCATAAAATATTTATAACACTCTAGACAACATACGCATTGTAGGAGTGTACTCATTGTTCAAACTCAGATCACCTTTAATTTGTGAACCGGTTGAAACGGAATCTGAACCAGAATCGCTTGCTGGCAATGGAGCAGGTGCAGCCGCACCAGCACCGCCTCCAGCACCACCACCTGCACCAGGATCAGTTAATTCCTGTTGTGCTTGTGCTGCCAAGTCTTGTGGGTTCAGAATCTTACCTTCTTCTTTTTCTTTGTCAATTTCTTTCTCCATCTGTTTGATTTCATCATCGGTCAGATGTAGAACGTTACGTTGGATCCATGCCATTGAATAGTAACGACCGACATATGGATCAACAGATCCAAGAAGTGATAAACGTTCACGAGTTAATTCTGCTTCTTTTAGTTCGGCAAAGTTATTATCTTTCAAGAAATCGTAATAAATATCTTCTTTAAAATTATCAAATTCGTCTGCTGTACAAATACCTTTTAGTACGCATTGTGTACGCATAGCTTGGTCAAAAATTTCAGAAAACTTTTGACGCATACGATCCACGAACTTGGAAAACTTAACTTCGTCACGAGTGATTTCACCGACACGTCCAAGAGAGAAACCTGTAGAATTTGGATCAAGACGAGAAACAGGAACGTTTAGTGACTTGTATAGTTTCTTTTCGAAATACTTAACGTCTTCCAGTTCACCCAAGTTTTGGCCACCAGGCAATGTGGTAATCTCTGTGCCCTTGCCTCCCTCACGGCGTGGTAGCCAGAAGTCTTCCATCATGGAAAGGAATTTACGATCATCACGGACTTCGCCGGTGCTTGCATCGTATACAAGTTTGTTCTTGTACTTTACCATAATGTCACGTAGATATTGTTCAGCCTTTAGCTTAGGCAAATTACCAACGTCAATATAAAAAATGCGGCGCTCAGGAGCACGTGAAATACGGTAGATAACAGTTGCATCTTCAATCATCCTCAGTTGGTTCAATGGCTTAATTGCTTTGTGCAGGTAAGAAAGTACCACAGCACGGCGTGAGTCCATTAGACCAGAGTTGACATTGATGATTGCGTCTTTAGCAATACGTACACCAACTGGACCATAGTTTGAAGATGAACCTGATACAACTTTGTCGTTATAGATATAATATTCGTTGACTGTTTCAACAACATCTACTGCTGTATTAGTATCTTTGTCTTTCTTAATTTCACGTATTTTGCGAATTTTACGTGGATCAATATAGCGAAGTGCCTTGATACCGTCACCAGGATTTTTTTCATCAATAATGACATGATAAAATAATCTACCATCAACATAATATCTACGGAAAGTATCTGTAGCCATGTTTTGGTAATTCAACAATCTTAGAACAACTTTAAATTCTTCCTCAATTGCTTTTTTGATTGCGTTTGGTTGTTTTAAATTGTCTAGAACAATTCTTACCGATTTGCCATCGTCATCTTGTACAATAGCTTCGTTAACGATATCGTCAATGGCAGATTCGATTTCTGGTTGCATTGCCATTTCACGATAACGTGAAATTAATTCTACTTCGTTCTTTGCTGTGCCGTCTAAGTCTACATATGTACCATAATAAGCGGCAGCGGAAATGGTTAAAGCACCATCTTCATTAGAAGGTGGTGCAAACGTTTTCTCAGCCTGCTGTGCAAGAGCATCCTTTTGACGAGATATCTGAAAGCCGAATAAATTTAAGGCCATATTTTTCCTATTTCAAATTAAACATTAAATACAATAAGGAGCCGAGGCTCCTTATATTAGGTAGTTGAGTCTGTTTCCCACCACTGATATGCTAGGGTCATAGTGAATTCTTCGATAGAATCATTTGAACCCCAATCAAGATCAATAGGTGACAAATCAACCGGGAACGCACCAACAAATTTATATGATTTAAGTATTTCGCCAGACTTGCTATATTGGTTGACAACTGCATCTGTGGAATAACCAGCAGGATTGGAAGCTGCCATTGTTCTGACGTTTCCTCCATGAGAGTTGATACCATTCATCCATGATTCAAACGCACGGCGAACCTTAAAGTTTTCATCGTTGATGACTGTAATTGTCCAGTCTGCAAATGAGCGATTACCAACAAACTTCAATTCACGACCAAAGTAATATTGTGGTACAGTACCTAATGTAGCACCAGGTAGTTGTGCCGCTTTTGCCATGAATGTCACTGCCTGGCTGGCACCTACGCCATCAGTAGTGAATGTTGGGAATGACATAGAGACTTGGAATAGGTTGGGACGGGCACCGTCCCCAACCATATTTGCTCTAAATTCAGCTACATTGAAAGCCATGTTTTTCTCCTATTTTGGATTATTTATTAGACTGCACCAACGATTTCATTGAAGGAGACACCGCTTCTAACAGCAATGAAGTTCAACTGAATGTAGTTAATTGAACGTGCAGGCTTAATATAAATGTCACCAACAAATTGGTTAGCATCAATGACTTGTTGTGTATTGTTTGTTGTGTCGCAAACTACACGATAGTCATAGATACCACGGCGACCTTTAACGTCACGTAAGAATGGTTCAACTAGAGCAACAAACTGAGCACGTGTAAACTCATCGTTCAATTCAAATAATGAGAACTTGGATGCCTGAGAAATTGCTTTTTCTAGAACAATAAACAAACGGCGAACGTTGATACGGCTGAATGCTGATGGTTGTGTCAAGAATGTCTTATCACCGTATAGGATTGTTCCCATACCTGGCATTGATACAACTGGGTTCACACCAACAGAATAGATGCTATCACGCTCAGATTGTGTTGGATTCCATGCTAGTTTAACAACGTTTCGGATTGCTCCACGAGTTGCACCTGCTGGTGAATACCATGGATCGGCAACTTGGTCGGTGTTAACACATAGACCAGCAATGTCTGCATTCAGTGGTATCCAACGATATACGTTATTGTATTTGTCAAATTGGTATTTCCAGCCAGAATCTGCAACAGCATAAGAAGTTGCACGTTGGATTGTGGAAGTTGCCCAATCAGTAACAACTGTACTTGGTGTAGCAGATGTAACAACTGTGTTTGGTGGAGAAACGAACGCCACACAATCTTTACGAGCAACAGCAAGGTCTATAACATGTTGTTGGACTGTGGTAGATGCGTCACCGGAAACCAACAAAGAAACGTCTACTGTATCTGGATTTGATAAAACATCCCATGCGGAACTAATGGCTGAATCAGAAACTGCTCTTGTTTGAGCGCCAGCAAGAGAAATCGTAGCATTTGCAGAAATACCTTGGAAATCTTTACCTGCGGCATTTGAACCCCATGTGGCAGCTGTATTTGCATAGTCTGTTGGACCTAATGCATAGATGTAACGAGATTGGTTACGAATAACTGTTCTGTAATATGCTGGAGAACCATCATCGTTAACTGCATCAAGAGCTTTTGACAAGAATGGGAATGTTTCTAGAACAGTACCTTTTTGTCCGTTGCTGAACAAACCATCTTCGTCAATAACGATAATGTGCATCTGGTCATATGCTCCGCCAGAAGAAGCAACAAATGAACTTGTATTTGGTGCGGCAGTAAAGTTGGACTTGTATTGCCAGTTTGCAAAGGTTGCATTTGCATTCAAAGATGTGTTAGCGGAATTAATGGAAACTTTTAGAGAGTTACCAAGAGCACCTGGATAACGAGCAACGAAAGAAACAGAAGGTGTGTCGTTTGTATAAGAAACATCATATGTATCTTCGTTACCAATGTAAAGCAAGTTATCTGTGTTTGCTGTTCCATTGTAAGATACAGTATTGGCCGCACGTACAACTTGTAGATTGTTTCCGTAAGCTAAGAAGTTAGCCGCAGAAAAGAATGAAGTTGCTGTGTTACCGTCTGGCTTACCGAACGTGTTTACAAGACCTGTTTCGTTTGAAATGAGTATTCTTTTGCTTGCTGGACCCCATTGAAATTGACCAGCATAGCCACCGGCTGTAGTAGATACCGCAGGAACGACCGTAGTTAGGTCAACCTCTGATACGCTTACGCCTGGAGAAATCTGAAATGCCATTTTTATCTCCTTGTTATAATGTTATTTTTTTGGCAGCAATAACCTATGGTGTATTTATGAAATGATGTTTTTCAGCCCATCAGGAAACCATGTGTTTTCACATCTTCCTCTTTGGTTAACCAAACATCTCCACCTTCCACTATGTAATTGTTGTCCTTACCGTCATCAAAGATTCCAAAAGATGGCACTTCTTCGTCTGACTGGTTTAACATTTCTAGTTGCATTTGTTTTCTTAAATCGTGGTTGACAATTTCCTTGAAGTATTGGTTGGTTGTCATCCATGCGAACATGACCAAAGTCATCACAATATCGTCATTGGCACCTTCTTCCGCTTTGAACGTATTGTGTTGTTGCACAAAAGTGGTAAGCTGGGAGATGGTATCAAAATCGTTGATAATTAATTTATTGCTTTCTATCAAAGTCTTGAGGTTGGAACAACCAATTCTCTTGACTTGTGTGGACATTTTAAGACCAAGCTGGATGCCACGGCCAAAGCCTGTACCCATAGCTTGAGCTTTCTTGTTACCCGTTTCAATCTTGACCACGTTTTCGTACTCTAAATCTTGGTGTAGAGTTTCTGCAATCTGTGGTGTATTGTTAATTTCTACCAACACATACGCATCATTGTACAGTTTGGCTGTATTGTAGATGACGGTTGGGAACAATATGGGCGAAATAGCTGATGAATTGTACTTGGCCACCTGTTTGTATGGTGTTGCCGATATGTCAAACACCGAAAAGGATGAAGCATCCATGTTCCTACCTTCAGACGGGTCAACCGTAATAGCATAGATGTGATCCAGTTTTGTTTCATCAGCATCAGCTTTGATTGGCAGGTCATAAATGTCCAGCAGTTCGTGCTTGACAATCGGATCAACATACACCATCTGTGCCAGTTTGGAACCGGAAATCAAGGTATTGGTGGAACCTAAGAACTCACACTCAAACTCCTGACGGAACTGTTCTTCGGATGTGTTCTTGATGGTTTCTTCTTTCCATTTCTCATCACGACCTGGTACCATAGACCAGTGAATCTCAAACATCTGATATCCGTTACGTTTGTTTAGAGCATCCATCCACAACTTGTAGAACAAGTTCATACCGTTTGGTGTAGACACAATGATAATCTTGGTGGTCTTACCAGATGAGATTACAGGGTAAACAGAGTTAAAGAATTCGTTGGCGATGTTGTTTGGAACGAATGCAAATTCGTCCAAGAATACGATGTTAAATGCACCACCTCGGATAGCAGAACTTGATGTGGAAGCTGCCACAATTTTTGAGCCGTTTTCCAATTCAACATTACCTTTGTTCCAAACAACAACACCTTGTTGCAACCACATTGGTAAGTTTTCGTAAGCAAGTTGGTACTTGGCCAAAATGTCACGTGCTAAAGAACCTTTGTTGGCCAGAACTGCAATGTTTTGGTCATCCGAAAACAAAGTTACCCAAAGCAGATATGCAACTGAGGTGGTGGTCTTACCAACCTGACGAGGACACTTGGTGATAGAGAATCTGTTTTCATGGTATGTGCGAATCATTTCCCTTTGGAAATCCCACATACGGAAAGGCATCAAACCCTGGTCAACGTTGACAATCTTAATGTATTTGGCAGCAAAATATACTGGATCCTGAGAACATTTAATGTATTCATCAAGTTGCTCTTGTGTATAGTTTACGTCAACGCCAGCTCTTTTGAGTAATGGATTATCACGATAACTATCTTTATTCAGTATCGCCATCTTTTTTACCTTTCAACAGCTTGTTTAATTCAGCCGTTGATCCTATGAAAATAGCCTTATCTACATTAACACCAGAATCTTTTTGTTTAATATTCTTCATGTCACGCACGGACTTCTGCATGACCATCAATTTTTCATTTGCTTCTGCCGTGTTTTTAATCAAAGTTGCAACAACTTCAAATGCACGTGGATGTTCTGTGTCCGTAGCAATGGCCAATAGGTGGTCGATTGCATCATTACCTTTTTTGACCAATTCTTTTAAAGTTTTGCGGGACTCCTCATAGTCTTTGTCAAGGTCTTTATCAAGACTAGAAACTTCTGTTGCAGAATTTTCTATGACAACAGGTACGTTAGGTTTTTCCGCAACCTTAGCGGGAACATCAAATATTTCAGACATACTTTTTTCAAAATTGGACATAATTAGGTATTAGGAAATTCAGTTATAACGGTAGTATATGTATAATTATTTGGAAGAACTACATGGACCGGATTTGGTGTAATAGTTATTGTTGTTAAAACACCAGGATCAATAGCAAATGTGTTTGCATTCCATGTTGCATGGGTTTCGTGACCAATAATGTTTGCACCTGTCGTAAAGTGACCAGCTGTACTTGTTATTGTTAATGTGTTTGAACTTGGTGCCCAATCATATACTTTTGCTGTTGCGGATGCAGTCTCATATGAGTAACCTTGATAAACAATTTCATCCGTTTTGAAATTTCCATAACCATTGGATACATGTACAATAATATTTTTATCGTGTAAAGAAGAATCATCCAGTATGTTAGTGAAAGATGAACGAATTATTTTTGGCTGAGATACTGCACCATACAAATAACCTTTGACGGTGAATTTTAATGTCCAAATAACGCTTCTGACTTTAGAATTGTAATCGCCTTCGTAATCTATTTCATGTGAAACATCATTCAGTATCAATGGTAACTGTTTGATAATTCCCATTTCAGGAATTAAATTGACCGAAACGGTATAGTCTGGTGTAAAGAACGGTAGAATCTTCTCCATCAACTGAGCACCATCTTCAATGTTTCGGACGTATGCATGTAGGTCGAAATCAAAGTTAAAAGGAACAGGATTATATACAGCCAAGGTATCATTCTCTGCACCACCAGAATGAGTCAATCTTTGGTTGGTATTCAGTTTACGTGATGCATCATAACTCATGTCAGTCATTTCAAATGACATGATTGGCAAGGTGATTTGTACCTTCTTGTCTAGGCTAGGATCACCTTCCAAACGAGAAACGTATTTCTCTTTGCCACCATAAACAATAGGAACAAGAAAGTGTTCCTGTTCTACACTATTTGCATCGTAACGTGCAATCGAAATGTTATTGAAGATATTACCGAAAGCTATAACAATCTTTCGGATTATTCTATGGTATGCGTAACTCATGAAGGCAATCCGAATGGGTTATTTTCTGACAAATCAACGTAATTGTCTGCTTCTGTTTGGATCACGAAGTTATCGTACATCTCACGTTCTTGTGGATCAGTCAATGGATTAATTGCATTTGCGACAACAAAACGTGCATTACTTGTATTGCCTGTGAGCAACTGATTGTTTGCAAATGTTCCAAGAAGGTCTGTGACCTTGAGTGTACCAGTTGGTCGGTCCCAATACGTAACTGTACCAGATACACCAGAAGTGTTGGCAGAAACGTATTCACCAACAGTAAAGTTGTTTGATGCTGAGTTTGCGGTCATCATTAATGTAACATTGTATGCATCTTGTACCACCACGTTGTCAACATCTGGAATACCCACATCAATTGTTTCTTGTGAGTATTTGAATTTTTCAAGTTCCAACTTGTAGAAGTATGGATACTTGTTACCCAAAACATAGAACGCTTCTGAGTAGTTTACGTATTTGATTTCATACATTTCACCACGTTGGGATAGAAACGGTACATAAATCAAATCACCTTCACGTGGACGAATGTATCTGTCTTGTGGTACCCAACGAGCGAAAGAACGTTTAGAGATAATTACAGACATGTTGTTGCGTATCTCTAAACCAAATTTGGAGAAGAACTCACGTTCACCCTCATAACCATCCACATTGGTGACATACATCTCCAATGGGTATGCGGCAGTAAACTTTTTGAGTGGATCTTCACCATAGATCAAATCTCTGGCCGACTCATTGATGTTTGGGATGTAATAGCAATCAATACCATTAATTTTAATAGTCTCAATCATCAAGTCCTCCATGAGCCTTTGCTCAGGAGTATCATTGTAATTATTAAAATAAAGA